AGCAGCCACGATATAGCGATTACCTTCGTATGCCACCAACTCCGTCTCAATGCGACCCGGCGCATAATCATTCCAGAACTTAGCCAAGCGATCTTCGACCGGTTCGTAATCATTCAGATTCCACCCCATTGATTGCCTCTTTTCCTAATGCGTAATCGAGCTGCTCTCGAAACGTCCAGACTTTGCCTTGCCCATCCATTTGCGCTTCGTTCGCGCATGGCTGGCAGTAAGCCTTCATGCGACCCCTTCGCTCCTTTGTTTCACTTATGACGATCCAGCGAGCCGGCGTCATGGCGCGAATATGCCACTCACCACCGACTTTCCCGAACCTGAGCTTACAGATGTCGCACCAGATTTTTGAGTCATGATTCGCCCTAATAGGCATCGAATTCCTCCGGATCGACTGTTGCGAGCATGGCAGCAAGTGAAAGGTAAGCCACTCCGTCAACGTAACCGTCTCGACCTCGATGACCCGGTGTCTCGGCAATTCTGCTGATCTTGACGAGAGCCATACAGACCGCGACTTGATCCGGTGGTATTGGGATACCCAGATAAGCAGACCAAAGATCGGCGATGCGTCGATGATTGATATATGGGTGACCGTAAACTTTTTGTCGTTCACCTCGGATGAAACCTGCTTCATCGAGAATGCTTTGAGGGTTGATTGCTTTCGGCGAATCGCTTTCCATCTTGCCAGCCTTTCCAGTAGAAGTTTTCGGTGATTGCGGTGTAGAGCAGACCCAGAATGGGAATGCTGATAAGTGCCATGATGTAATAGATTGCTAATGGATCAAAACCGATTGCGGTCATGCGCTGACCTTGCTAAGAAATACAGGCGCAGCACCGCAAGCCAAACAAGGTTGTTCCGAGCCATAGGCGCTAAAATAAGCCTGATCCGTTTCGCCGCATTGGTCGCAAACGACATCAAGTAACTTTGGCATTTTGATAGACATAATTTCCCGATTCTGCCGGTGGGTTGAACCGACAGACGTAGGCTACGCCTTAGCGGTGAGACTTTGGCTGATTGTTTGATAACGATTTCATAACGAAATCAGACGCGGCATCCCAGTCGTCAATATGGTCATCGATGGTGCGGATGAGTGGAACTATTTCATCCATAGACCTTCCCCTCAACCACGAAGGATCCATCACGCTCGATCGGCACGAATACCGGCGTGACCCGGTTCTTATGCTCGTAGATCAGCCCGAAACCTTGTTGCCAATTACCCGAACCACCTTTGAGATACTTGGCGTCACGGAAGTTCATCAAATTGCCGACCTCAAAGCCCCAGAGAATACCCCCTAAAACGCCTCCAGAAGCCTGTGTGAGCCCCGAAAGACCTGCCCGGTGGGTATGACCACAGACCACCGATTTTCCATGCCTTAGAGCCAATCCTAAGGCTGTTTGACCACCCTTTTGCGATACGGCTCCCTCGTCGCCATGAAGGACAATCCAACCCTTAGCCAACGGCATCGGGTCGCGCCAGAACTTGATACCCAGATCCGGAAGCCCAAGCCAATTTTCGAACTGAAGTTCGGGCAAAGCTGCTAGGGCTGGAAGCCGGGTTTTGATGGAGTTATAGAGCCGGTCGGTGTGATTGCTTCTGACCATATCCGTAACACGTAGGTCGAATAGAACTTCCTGAGTGATTCGTCGATCCCGGTCAAGTGTTCCAGCGAACTCACCGGCAAGACCGCGCTCCCATCGGGACAACTGAGGAAGGTCGATCTCGTCGCCGACCGTGGCAACTCGATCGGGCTTCCATCGCTTGATAAATGCTGCGACGTTTTTGACGGCTTTTGGGTCATGGTACGGACATTGTAAATCGCTAATTAAAACCGTTCGCCTAATAGTCTTCTTCTTCCTCGTCGTCATCGTCCTCAATCGGCTTCGATGGCGATAAGACCCAATCTGGCAAAGATTGATCACAAAGCCAGCCCTGAATCGTTGCGTCGTCAAAACCTGCTCGCTTCATGGACTCAGTCACTTCGTAAAGACTGATTGCCCAGAGATCGAGGGCGGTGATGGGTTTTGTTCTCTTAGCGGCTCGCTCTTTTGCGCGCAGGCTTGCGAGTTTTTGAGCCTTTGTCTTTCGAGCCATGAGAACCCCTTTCGGTGATAATGGTGGCATATATGTCTGACTGTCTCGCCGTCAACACGCCGATCTCACTTTCCAGACGATCCATCCGTGTAAATAATTGATTGCCTATCTCTTGGACAAATTGGTGAACCGTCCATCGCAGAGCTGCTACAAACGCACCAAGAATCCCGGTCAGACCAGCAATCAGTCCGACCCATTCGGCAGCCTTCACTTCTTGAAAGGCTTCGCGTATCCAAAGACACCGGCAACGACCGACCAAAGAACGGCTCGGTAGTCGAGATCAAAGTTCGTCGCCGCCCATGCGCTCAGGAATGCGCCTACTGCGAGAACTGCTGGATGTTTCATGTAATCGTTCACGATTCTCCTTAGATTGCGAAGTTACTTCGATCCCGATCACCCTTGCGAGTGAAACTGACGTGAATGTGTGTCTCATGAGGGTTCAGCCCGGTGTAAGGACGCCACGCCCATCCCCTGATTTTTGATGCTATCCGACCCTTATGGATGACGTATTTGATCCGCTTGTCTCCGGCTTTGGCTGCTTCGACGATGGCGAGCGCGAGCATTCCAGACGCCTTTGAGTGACCTAACCCGGCGTCTATGTCTATCGCCCTGACCACTCCGTTTCTTCGAGGTGAGTGATCAGATTTTTTAGAATGCTTTGAGTCAGCCACCCAACCATCAGAACGACGGTCGCGATTAGGGTAACGATCGTCAATTTGTTCACGCAGTTGTCGTCCGGCATAGCTAAGCCAAGGGTTCTTCTTGCTCAATCCAATCACCTACTTCTTCATCCCAATAATAATTCCCTTCAGGTTTTGTCTTTGGAGCCTGCCAGTCGTAATTTTGATCCAACGACCAAGAAGGATAAGGCTGAGGACTAACAAAAACATCAGCAATCGGATCGTAAGTAAAACCTATTCCGGCGTATTGTTTTCTGATCTTATTATTATACGAAGTTCGTTTGACTATATACGGCGTTCCTTGAGCATAATAAGTTTCAGAATCTAACCCATCAATCAATTCATTTTCATCGCGACCAACGATTACGGCGATGACCGTATTATTTGCGTCGATATATGCGTAATGAGCCATTATGCGAAACTCACCGTATCTGAAATTCCTGCGCCTGCGATTTCCGAAATTTTGAATGAACCTGAAGTTGTGGTCGTTTGAGTAACTCCACCTGAGAATGTAGCCGTGTAAGCGGAAGGATATTTCAAGACCACGAATCCTGAACCTCCGGTTCCACCTGTTGTTCCAGCGTTGCTTCCACCACCACCGCCACCGCTACCGGTGTTCGTATTACCCGGCGAACCATTACCGTAAGCCCCGGCAGCACCGCCACCTCCGGTTCCACCAGCACCTACGGCGGCAGGACTATTCGCTCCACCGCCACCACCACCGGCTCGCGTGACCGATGTTCCTGTTATTGAAGAAGAAGATCCAGAACCACCGTTGCCACCCTGAGAAGTCGAAGCATCTGCCCCAACACTTCCAGCACCGCCACCGCCGCCTGCTGGCACACCGGTCAAACCTGCGTTTCCTTGACCTCCGTTATTTCCTTGTCCGGAAGGTGAAGCAGTTCCTCCTGCGTGAGTTCCGGCAATAAAATTATTACCACCTCCACCGCCGCCTGATCCTCCATTTTGTCCAAGCGCGCTTCCTGCGTTTGCAGCACCACCTCCACCGCCGCCTGTTGAGGTTACGGTATTGAATACGGAATTATTTCCATTAGTGCCAATACCGGTATCACCGGTTCCACCAGCACCACCACCGCCAACGGTAAGAGTAAAATTTGTTGATGTTGCCAAACCAGATAAAGTTCCGGTTTTGTAGCCACCAGCACCACCACCGCCGCCGATGCGACCACCGGCACCGCCGCCGCCGGCAATTACTAAATATTCAACGTCAAGAGCCGGTAAAGCAGCGAGATAAGATGAAGCGATAATTCCCGGAATTTTCATTTTAGGAAATATCTCCTACAACTAACCAAGTATCAGTTGCGACTTTGATACATGATGCCGCTGAATAACGGGCTCGAAGTTTTGGAGCCGTTGAAGATGCGCCGGTTGAAGTGATGGTCGTTGTTCCGGATGTGACGGCTTGGATAGTCGTCTGACCAGTTCCAAGTTGAGTCACATTGATAACTGATCCAATCGGAAACGCGACCGATGCGTTCGTGGGAATCTGAAAGTTATTCGCAGTCGAGACATTCATTCGAACGAGCTTGTTACGGTTATCGGTCAAAACGGCGGTGTAAGTGGCAGTCTGATCGTTGAGCGCGACCTTTGCCAAAGCGTCATCGAAACCGTTGCCGATGGTGCGCATAGCGAGCGCGCCGTCTTTGACCAGATCTGTGTTATCCGGGATATCAATCCCGAGGATGCTCGTTGTTGCCATTAGCCGATTACTCCTGTCGCGTTTTGCCAAGTAAGTGTACCATCGACGTCTGCCCAAGTGAGCGTAGCCGTGACCTGATCCCAATCCTGAGCAACCGTCCAAAACTCGGTCGGGCTGAGGGTAAGGCTCAAAGAGAGTCCTGAAAGTGTCGATCGGAACGTCCAACCTTCGACATAACCCACGAAATTGCCGGAGTTGATATTGGCTGGCAGGTTAGCGATGGCGACCGGCATACCCATAAAAACGTTCAAAAGGCTATTACGGTTCGCGTCGCTGATTTCGGGGTTTTGTAGGGCAAAGGTAATAGAGTCGAATTTGGCTTTGGGGGTCGATCGGAAATTGACGAAGCGTTCCGCGACCGCTTCAGCGTCCGGATCGTCATCGATGAGCGAATTGATGGATCGAGCATATAGCCCGTAAGTATCGATGGACGTTTGATCGGTAAATGTATAAGACGTCCCGAAGTTGTTTTTGTAATTGATGACGAGATCGTTGACGATGTCGCCCTGACGAGTCGTCGAACGAATACCGTCTGAAAGCGCGTCATTAGCGTCAAGATTGACGTAACCGTTCGCGACGAGATAGTTTTGTCGATGATCAGCGTCTCCATAGGAAATCAGACCGTTAGCATCCTCATAAAGATAACCGATGCCAGAATTTGCAAGATCAGCCACATAGGAATACATGTTGACCGGGCTGGCTGATCGGCTGATCATTTCGTATTCGCCTTCGTCAATTTCGCCTATGCCGACGTTTTCGGCGTCCTCCCATGTAACGGTCGCGTCGTAGGAATTCCATGTTTCAGACGTTGCGACTTCATTCCACGAATTGGTCAAAAGGCTTTCGAGAATCGTTCGAATCTGAATGCCGTCAAAATCCTTACTCAACGAACCTTCCCAGACTGCGTTTTGGAGTTTGGCTAGGGCTCCGAGGGCATAGATGTCGATGACTGTAACTGCGCCTTCAGATCCGCTTCGTTCGACTCCCACGGCAATATCTGAGATGCGACCGCCAAAGATGGGAACGAATGTCGCAGTCGTATCTTTGACCTCGATGTTGATCGATGTATTGATTCCCCATGTGTAAACCTGATTCGTCAGGTTGAGGATTCGAATCGCTGCGTATCCTGCCTGAGCCTGCGAATTGACGTCGGTTCGCCCAGAAGTAATCGAGAACCCGACTAAAGTGATGCCGGTAATTGTGTCGCCGTTAGCGCGGATACGGTATTCGGGAGTCCAAGCCGTCACGTTACGAGAACACCGCCTAAGAAGCCACCGCCGCCACCTGTGCCGCGTGAGGCTGATTCTGTGAGGACTCTGGCAATCTGACGAGCCGTTGACTCAGAATCGATGGCTCCGTTGACTGTGATGTTATTCGTAACCGGAGCGACCGGCGCGGCGGCTGTGGAAGCCGACGGAACACCTCGCTCGATCGCCCGGATACTTGGCGCAGACGGTGCGGTAACACCTGCGCTTGGTGCGTTGATGGTAGGAATGTTAGGTAGTGCCGGGATTGCGTTATAGGCGCGGATAAGGGCATTGATTCCGGCGATTGCCACTTCGACCGTTGCTCGAATGAAATCAGCTGCTTTGGCGACTATGTTGATGACGCCTTGAGCGATAACTCCAAGAGCCTTGAGCGCACCACCGAGAACCGTTCCGATGACCGGTGCGATGTAGGTTCGGACTAAATCTCCAAACTTGGTAAAGGACTCCTGATTGGCTGCGACTGCGTCACGGACTCGACGGAATAGGCTAAGCGCACCTTCGAACACCGGAGTTAGCACGGTTCGAATAATTGTGATTACGCGCTCGATGTTGCCTGCTAAACCGTTTCCGCTACCGAAATCTTCAGCGAACTTCTGGATGACTGGAACAATGCGATCGTTGACGAAACTGAGCAGACGCTCAAGGATCGGAAGTAGCGCGAACCCGATTGATTCTTTGGCTTCATCCAGAACGATGTTGAGACGATCTAAGCGACCCTGAAAGGTGTTTGCTGATGCGGCTGCTTGACCGGCGAACGTTTGTCCTAATTTCGCCGTTATCTGCTCGAATGAGAGGGTTTTGACTTCGGCTGCGGTAAGACCTACACCCAGGCGAGTTAGACCGCCCAGATTGCCTTCCTGAGCCTTTGAGAGGGCTTCTGTGACGGCTTGTAGGCTTCGCCCTGTGCCTGCGCTAATGTCGAGCGCGATGGACTGTAAGCGTTGCGCCTGAGTCAGATCCCCGGTGGCTCGGACGAGACGATCGAGTGACGGACGTAATTCATCGTCAGCAATTCCCACCGCGACGGCGGTTGTCGAGATGTAATCCTCGGTCGCGGCGACTTGCGCTTCAGTTGCGCCGGTGACGTTCTCAAGCGTTCGACGAAGCGACTCCTGAGCCTTCTGATCCTCGATCGCTGCTTTGACGCCATCGACGGCAAGTTTCGCGGCATAGGCTCCGGCTGCTGCGGCAGCTGCGGCGAATGCTAGGGCTGCCTTTTTGCCAAAGTCTGCGACCTTTGAGCCGAAGGATTGAACTTCCTTCTCGCCTTGACCGAGTTGCTTTTTGAGGTTGTCAACATCCGCAAGGATGGAAAGTTTCAGCGTTCTGAATTCTGCCATGTTACGTCCACTTCTTCAGAATGCGATCGAATGCCTGAACCCATTGAGCGATTAGTTGAGGCTGAATGCGACGGAGTGTCGGATAGATGAAATATCCAGCGTTGCCCCGAAGCCCTGCTCTCGGAGTGCGTCTTGGAAACTGTCGGTATCGATTAGAACCGAACTCAAAACCACGCCATAACTCTTTCGTCGAACCACCACCGCTAAAACGCTGACTGGCGAACCCATAAGAGAATTCGCCCACTTTTGATGTTCTGCTGACCCGAACTCCATCAGCGATTCGTCGAACTGCGACCGGATTGACTGTGCGCGAAAGAGCTGCGCGCCGGACTTCTTGCGCCGCATATTGAGCCAGTTCGTAGCCCATTTTCTTTGCTTCATCAGTTGCCTGTTCATCCATCGCCTTGAATGCGCCGATGACCGAGCGTAGTTCCTTCTTGTCAAAGGCTAAGGCTGGCTCGGTCACTTGCGCTCCTTCAATACTTCAAGAGCGGTCAGGATGTCGCTGGCATCCGTCCACTCACTCATCGGAATTCTTGTCGCGATCGCCAGTTCGACGATCAGCCGGCTCAGCC